ATCCTTCAGGTAAGTTGGTTGTAATGCAAATCCTAAGTTGATACCAGGAATTGATGCAGAGTTTGAAAAGAAATCTGCCTTAGGTACTCTTGTAATTGAAAACTTAAATCCTACAGGAGAGAGATAGTTCCTGTTATCAATTTGATTAGTCCAGGGTTTCATTCTCCTCCTCCATTACCGCCAGATTCTCCACCATTGCCATTTGCATTTGTTTCATTGGATTCTTCATCATTATTTTTTTCTAAATATCCTCCGCGTCCAACGTAGTAACCACTTGGAATATTTTTACATTTCTTAGAAGTGAAGCACCAATATTTGCCGCTCGGACATCTTTTTGCCTTTGACTCTTCAATGAAACTTTGAAACGATTTCATGAGTTTTATATTTATTTAGATAAAAAAAGAGGGGCATTCGCCCCTCCTGTATAACCTTGTGGATCTAATGGATCACATGAGGTTGTCAACACGTACTCTTCTGTAGTAGCGGTTGCTGTTTGCCTTGATACGACCAAGACCTTGACCGTCAGCAAATGAACCCTCAGCGAATGGGTTAGAAACCATTCCGTAGCGGGTCTTGAATCCGATCTTGGGCTGGAAGGTGTCCTGACCAACGGCACGAACCATTTGGAGAGGAACGTATGGGCAATAGAACAGACCAGCGTCATAAGGTGAAGAACCCTTATAACCAACAACGTAGTACTGGTTAGCAGCAACGTTTGCAGAATAAGGATCAATGTATACACGATACTTACCTTGCAGAACACCAGCGAAGGTGTTACCAGTGTCGTCAACGTTGAGGTTGGCGTTCAGAGCAGGGGTGTAATCAAGAACACCTGCCATGGTGAGTGCGGAGGCAACGTCTGCAGAGCAGAGGATCATGTTGCCCTTCCCTCTACGAGTTCTTTGGGCGATAGCGTTCGCATCTCTTTCAATTTGGAACAGCAGACCCTTGAACTTCTCAACGCTCCAGCGACCGTTGGAGTCAACGTCCAGGTCAAAGATACCTGAAGTTGCGGTGTTAGCAGCAGCACCTGGTTCAGCAACCTTATAGATGGTTCTGATGACTTCACGGTTGATTTCAGCGAGGATCTCAGTTGACAGGATGTTTGCCAACTCAGCTTCTGCATTCAGACCGTGGATTGCCTTGAGGTCCTGTGCCAGTTCCAGCGAGTACTCAGCCTTCAGAGCGCGTGACTTTGCAGTAACGGTGACTTTCTCAATAGAGAATGCCATCTCGTTGAATGCATTGCCGCTGCCGTCGCCAAGAGTCTCAGCGTCGCCAGTGTGCATACCCTGACCAACTGCGTACTCAGCTTGTGAGATTGACGAGTTGAGAAGACCAGGATTTGAACCGAGGTTGGTGGAGCTAGTAGTACCGAAACCAACTGACTCACCGTCAGATGCCTTAGCGGTGTAGAGACCTTGCTCCAGATCTGATCCGCTGTCCTGACCAGAGAACTGTGACTGTGCCTCATCAAAGAGTGCCTCAGTACCAGACTGGTTGGTGTAGCGTGAACGCATTGCGAAGATCAGTCCAGTAGGACCGTTCATTGGTTGAACGCCTGCGAGGTCATAAGCGACCAGGTTAGGCATTGAGCGACGGATCAGCGAGATCAGAACTGGGTCAAAACCTGCGTTAGGACCAGCAGCAAGACCTGCGCCGCCACCGTAACCACCAGATACACCAGCAGCGTTAGCAGCATTGGTGGGTGCTTCGGAGAGGAACGCACGCTCCTCGCTCATGAATTTTTCTTGGTTCTCCAGGAGAACTGCGGTTACCATTCTGCGGTGTGAATCTTTGATGGCATCAGCGCCTTCATAGTCCAACAGTGGTGCCCACTTCTCCTGCAGATGCTCAGCATTGAACATTTGCATTTGATTTTACCTCTTTAAAAGTGTTTGGGGTTTAGGGTATAATGTAAAACTTACTTTTTGGAAACTCTCTGAAGTGCAGAGAGATATCCCTGCATGTTTCCAGAAGTCTGGATGGAGGTTTCTTCTGAAATAAGTTCAGCAGAATCTCTTTGAGCACTGGTTACTCTAGTTGGGAAGTATGCTTCTCTCAAGGTTACCAGTTTCTCACGGTAGTCTTCTTCACTATCAAACTCAACACTTTCGGAAAGAGAAGCGAGTTTTTCTTTCTGAGTTACAGCAAGTCCCTCAGAAACTTCACCTAAGATTCCATCGGTAACAGACTCTGCCAGTCTCCTGTTAAGAGCAACATTTCTTTCGATTTGCTCGTTGAGTTTTTCTTCCATTTCATCAAGTTTATTTACCATGCTCTCAAGCACATCATATCTATCTTCAGGGATTGTTACATAATGTTCTTCAAAAAGACCCTTCATTCCTTGGAGGAATGATTCGGTCATTTCGGTCTTAAGACCTTCTTCAACTGCGAGTGCATTTTCTTGGATCCACTCATCAGCAACATACTCAAGATAGGAGTCAACTCTTTCGGTGATCTCGCTCTTGAATTCTTCTACTTGCTCTACGATTGCATTTTCGTAGGACTCTTGCAGTTCTTCTCTGATTGCTGCAACCTTAGCGTTGATAGCAGTTTCAAAGATGACTTTTGCTTTTTCTTGGAACTCTTCGGAGAGTTCTTCGCCTTGGAGAAGTGCTGCAACATCTTCTTCAATGTTCAGTTCAACAACTTCTTCCTCTTCGGTTTCTTCAGCAACAACTTCTTCTTCCGATTCGGAAATTGCTTCTTCAACCTTGCTGCGGAGAGCGTCCTCTTCGGTCACTTCTTCTTCGGCAACTAACTCTTGATCTTCTACCTCAACTTCCTCAGCCTTAACAGCCTTAGAATTGACGACATCTCTTACTTGCTTCAGTGAAGCACCAGGAGTCTTCAGTTTTGCTGAATCGTCGTCTGCTTTGTAATTTTCTGGGGTAGGACCGCCAAGATCTTCCCAGGATCCAGTTTGACCTGGTGCCATAACACCAGATGCATTACCCGAAGGCATTGGATCACCAGGTTTTGCGTTAGCGTTAACGGCTGTCTTGGATTGAGCAGTGCCTACTTCCATTTCTTGTAAATCTTTTCCACTGGACATTTGAACTCTCCGATTTTAACCTTTGTGTAGTTTTTAAAACTATATTTATTTATAAATTACAAACTTGATAGAAAATCATTAAACAGTTGAAGTTTGTGCTCGTCAAGAGCACGCTGATCAACTAATGTATTTATCCTCTTTTTAGTATGGGATGCAAATCTTTCACGAAGGATTCCACCTTCCCAAACCCATTCTTTTCCTTCCATAATCCCATCAACAAATGCATCTGGTGCAGAAGGATCAGCGACGATATCTGCAGCGGTTGCCAGCATGAAGTCTTCGCCAACAATATTAATACCTTCGTTGTTCATTTTGATTGAACCAACGCCACGAGAAGAAACACCAAGTTTTACTCCTTCATTGATCAGGGACTTGGCAATTTTGCCCATTGGAGTTTCAAGAAGTTTCGCCTTACCGTAAATGTTTGAACCTCTTTGCTCAAGTTTTACGATTTTATGTGATACACGATCAAGGTTGATTGTTGGTCCATCGGGGTGACCGAGTTCGCCAAGTGCTCTACCTTTATTAGTATATGCTTCGTTGTATCTATTAACCTCTCTACAGAGAGTTTCAATAGGATACATTCTGCCATTACGGTTCTTGATGTCACCTTGAAGGAAAGTTCCCTCAATGTACATGCTCTTTTTACCGTTCTTTTCTTCAACGATAAAATCTACGGTTTCTACTTCTTCTCTAATGAGTTTCATTTTTCTTTAATTTGTAAAACCTACTTTTGTACCTCTTACAGTTGAAGCACTAGCGAAAACACAATGTGATGGTTTTTTCTCTAAAAGTTCAACAGCATTTCCTGGTAACGTCATTGATCCGATACCAGTACCACTTTGAGTTTCTACAACTGTAACTACCGCAGCAGTTGAAGTTGTATTTACAAGACGAACAACAGTTGCACTAGTAAAACTAGTGGCAGTACCAGTATCCGTTGGTAAACCAATTTCGTCTGCTAACAATAAAGTTCTAACTGTCATTCCTCTTCTCCAGGTTGATCCTCATCTTCTTCAGAATCAATTTCATCTTCTCCGAAAAGACCAGCAGCAACATATGGTCTTGCTGCATCAATCTTTTCTGCCGATTTAGCATATAAAATCTCTTTGATTTTATCGCTAACGTCAGATGGAGAAGACTCACCAGAAATGATCATGTCCATTAAATCATCCATTTTTCAATCAAAATATTATAAACTATAATATATTTATATCTCTCCCCCTTTTACCTCTGTCGCTGCACCCTGTTTATCTAAGTTTGGTTCGTTTACTGGAGCACCTAAATCCATGCTTGCTGCACCAGGTTCAATTGGCAATCCAGTGTTTGGATCAATTGGTGCATTTGGATCAGGAAGAATTCCGTCTTTAATTTCTTTATCAATCTGCTTATCAATCTCAATGATCTCAGTTTCTGTTTGCTTGAGAACTTTGGTTCTGACATAATATGCAGAGAAGTATTTGCCCATGTATGGTTCCATGGCAGCAACTACTCCAAGTTGCTCAGTCAGAAGTTCATTCTTCTTGAGATCTGAGAAGTGGTTATCATACAAGAAGTCATATTGAATATGCTCTTCAAGTAAATCCCAATCTTCTGGAGTAATGATATTTTTGAGAATCAATTGAGTTTTCAACATGTCGTTGAAAATACCAGAGAATCTCTTACGCAGTCTTCCTACAAACTTAGTAAACTTAAGTTCATCTCTCAGAATTTCGGAAGAACGACCAAGGTTGAATCCACCAGCACTGTCAAGTCTGCTGGAAGGAACATTCAGTGATTTATAGAGTTTAGTTTGGAAGTACTCAATATCAGCAAGTTCGCCAAGATTTTGTCCACCAGGCAGAGTTGAGATTTCAGTTCCTCTGCCACCTTCTCTTCTTGGTAACCAGAAATCTTCAAGCATCGCCATGTATTTGCGATCATCACGAATCTCTCCAGTGTCGGCATTGTATACCAACTTATTACGATAACGATTCATCACATCGCGGAGATATTGTTCCGCTTTGATCTTGGGGAGATTACCAACATCAATATAGAAAATTCTACGCTCTGGGGCACGAGACAATCTGTAGATAACAAGAGAGTCCTCAATCATGCGAAGTTGATTGAGTGCCTTGATCGCTTTATGTAAATACGATAAAACAGTTTGTTTGTTTCTATCAACTAATCCAGAGGTTACATATGTAATTGCATCTTTTGCAATCTTTACTGAACCTTTACTGTGTCTACTTGGTATAATTCCGCTACTTTTTGATGCAGAGTTTGGATCATAGAGATAATATTCTTCAATTTCTGGTGCTGCATAACTTTCAGGATTCATTGGATCCTTGCCATTTCTTGCAACATCAAATGGTGACTGACTATTTGCTCCGTCTTTTTCTGCTTTACGGATCAGTCTAATTTTTAATGGATCAATTGGTCTAATTTCTTGAATACCTGCTGATGGGTCTTTTAGGTCAATTACCTTATGGTAAAAGATTCTTCCATCAATGTACCAATTTCTGAAAATCTCATGACACTTTCTATCAAAGTTCATCAGACTTTTAATGGTTTTAAATTCCTTTCTGATAATTTCCTTCAGTTTATCAGATGCAGGAAGATTTGATAATTCAATTTCTAGAGGCGAATCGTTTGAATCAGATACGATCGCTTCATTTACGATATCTTCAATTGCACTATCGCACTCTGGGTGCAGACACATTTCACGGTATCTACGTACCAGATCCTGTTCACTTTTATATACTCCCTCAATATCTACGTATTGACCGTAGAAACCACTAGAGAGATAAAAGTCTGATTTATCTTCCTCACTAGGAGGAACTGGGGAGACAATGCTCTTAGAAACCTTGCCGTCCCCAGGATCTGGTAGTTTGAAACCAAATAATTTAGCCATTAATCAAAGTTTGAACTATTATCTACTATTTATGAACCTGTTCCCAACTGGGTTGAACCAGATGGATCAAGAGCATCCCACCACTGAACTTGCAGTTCTACAGTGAATTCTTCAATTTGGTCAGAAGTGTCATACGAAAGTGCAATGTCAGAAACATTGGTTGGGAATACACCATAGAATCTGTACTGCTTCAGTACAGGAACTTGAGCAGAAGATGCTGGAACAGTTCCATTAACTGGTGATCTGCCAAGTTGTCTTACGAATACATCCTTCTGGTATGCAGTTGGATCTGTGATTCCAGCATTGTCCTCATGCTTGTTGATTAGGTTCATCCATCTCTCAAATGCAGTTCTAATGGTGAAGTCTACATCGTTGATGATGGTGACGGTCCATGGATCAAATGTTCTGTCACCAGCAACTTTCAGGTTTCTTCCTCGGAAAGGAACATTAATAGATGAGATGTTTGATGCTGGCAGGTTTGCTGCTTTGACTAAGAATCTGCTTCTATCGGTCAGTGCATCTCTTGTGGTTGACTCGGGAATAGCATCATCGGGGAAGTATAATTCACACTCAAATAAATTAGGTCTCGCACCACCCCCAATCATTCTACCCTTGAATGCATCAAGGGTTCTATCCTTCGTGTTTGGAATGTTTAAGTTAGCCATTAATCGTTTCCTCTAGTGAATTAAACGTTACCAACGACTTCTTCAAAACTTACGCCCGTGCGGGTAGCAACGAAGGTAAGACCGATGAAGTTAATGGATCTTGCGGGTTTGACAAAGATGTCTGCTCTAAACTGGTTAGAGTCAATAACGTCAGGAGTGTTATTTGTCTCATCGCAGATTACGATGAAATCAGTGATTCCCCTCTTCGCCTTAACATCACGGAGATATGGTTCAACGATATTTACAAAGTTGGATCTTGTGATAACATCATTGAACTCAAAGAGTTGATCTCTTGCTGCTCTCTCAATTGAACCCTCAATGGTGAGGAACAGACGACGAACGTTAATTCTGTCAAATGCAGAGGCATATGCAAGACCAGTCTTATCACCGAAGAGAATGATTCCAGATCCAGGAGAAGCAATAACTGGGTTGATTCTCTTAGGATAGATCAGATCTCTTTGTGCTTGTGATGGGTTGTATGCGAGTTTGACTGCACCGTTGATTGCTCCTCTTGAAGAACCTGCGGGTGAGAACCAGGAATACTGATTGATTGAGGTTCTTGCCATCAGACCAGCAACGTCAGCGTTACATGGGATGTAACGGAACTGATTGTTGAATCTGTCATACATGTACTTGTAACCAGAGTCAAACACTGCATAGGATGAGGAGGTCAGTCCATCAAAGAATGCAATGATGTTATTGGTTTGTGTATCGGAGTTTGCTACGTTAACAACTCCTGCTCTGTGTGGGGAGATGCAAGCGATACAATCCTTTCTCAGGTTTGCAATTTCAATCAGTTTATTTGCTTTTGCTTGCGACTCATAGATGGAGTCTCCACCTGATGGTCCATTGATCAGGAAATTGATATCGTATTCTGCAGGGTTCTTAAGAACTTCATATGAAGAAACAATATCAGCAAGAGTTGCAGCAAAACCGCCACTTGCAGTATAGTTTTCGCCACCAACGAGGTTGTAAGTTTGTGTTCCTGCAACTGCGAACTTAGTTCCTTGTGCAGTACCACCCCAGTTGCCAGTTCCAGATGCAGTGAAGGCAGCACCAGATCCAGCGGTTAATCCACCAGCAACTCCAGCAGGAGCAGCACCAGCGTAGACGTACTCAGAGATTCTTGCCAGATAATCTTTGTAGTATACTGACTCAGTTGGTGAAGTTATTCCATCCGAAGACTTGGTGAGATAGGTGAACTTCTCTACAATGTTTCCTGCTGCTCCAGTTACTGCACCAGTATCATCAACGACAACAACGTGAATTTCGTCATTTGCAGCACTTCTTTCGGAAGCATACTGTGAGGTTCCTGGTTTCTCGGCAATACTCTTCCAGTATACGGTTGAGTTAGTTAATCCGAGAGTTTGCTCTCCATACCAGTCAGTTGCAGTTGCTGAGGTATAAGTTGCAATTCCAGTTCCCGAAGCATTAACAACGTAAAGTTGATTTGTATTAGCAGTAGTGCTAGTAGTTCTGCTGAACGTGAATACTGCACCGTCTCCTGCTGTACTGATACCAGTGATCGTTTTATCTACGAAGACTGTTCCGATTCCGATAGAAACAACGGTGGTTCCTGTGGATACGGTTGAGTTTCCTCCAGTTACTTCAACTGAATCTCCAAGTTGAATTCCAGTTGTAACAATACCACTGATTGAAACATCAAATGCAGCGTCAATTACACCAGCAGTTGTTGCAACACCAACGGTACTTGTTGAGGTAACTGATGCAGGAGCAGTGAACTCAAGAGAACCACCTTGGGTGTATTCTGCTGAGGTTGAAGTTCCTGCAGCGGAAACCTTATCGGTGACCTTTACATAAAGTTCCCCTTCACCAACACCAGTGACGATTGCTCTGAGGTAACCATCGTATGCAGAAGTTGAACCAGAACCAGCAACGACTCTTCCGTCAATTGACTGGGTGACACCCATACCAACGGTAACACCAGAGGTGCTGACTCCAGAGATGATTTGATCTGCAAAACCATCAATGGTGCAAACTTTTAAGTTATTTGCCCATCTTCCTGGGTTCTTGGCGGCGTATGACCAGGTAGTTGCAGTGCTGTGGTCATTTACGTAGTTTTCGTATGACTTGACCTTCAGGGTTACTGAGTCTGCACTTACGCCAGCATTTGCGTTATTGAGAGTTGAACCATCGGTTCTAAGAACTCTTAAGATTCCACCATATGAGAGATATGACGACGCACTTAACCAGTAGTCATACTGTGCGTCTGTGGAGATTGGCTTACCGAAAGTTCTGAGAAGATCTTGCTCCGTTTCAATCAAGATGGGAACATCAACAGGTCCCTTTTCAAAAGGACCGACAATAGCACCAACTTGCTCGTTAGCAGCATCCACTCTACCAATAGTCAAATCAACTTCTCTTACCTTGACGCCAGGCGATACTAAGTTAAGCGACATTTTTTTTCCTCGTAAGAAGATTCATTTTTTCTAAAACTATTTATTATTTGCTACTTTTACATTGGGGAAACAGTGCATGAACACACTACCAGTCAGGATAATGCCATTTTAGACTGTCTAGTTGGCATTCTTTTGTTAATTGGCGTTTATTGGTAATTCTTTTTTTAGTACATTCCTTGCACTCATATGAATATGATGATGGGTACATTCCTCTATTCTTTCTTGTCAAGTAGAATCCATCAATTAGGTCTTTTATTTCACCACAAGTCCTACATTTCCTTTCTTTGAACAGTAAGTGCTCTAGTCCAAACTGTTCTTCAAAATCCATTACATATACTCCCACATATATGAACGATCACCATATTCATCTGTATACCATCTATCTCCATCATTATCTACAAATGAACTGTCGTCTAATCCATCACTGATGAATCCAAACGGAGACATGTCTTGTTCAATTTGATTCTTCTGTTCCTCATATAATCTTTTTCTAACATCTTGGTCTGTCAGTTCTTTGAAGTAATCTTGTGCTACCAACCATGCATAAATGACCAGACACATTGCAAGGTCATCGTTACATCCTTCCTCTGCCTCAAATGAATTATGCTTTGAAACAAATGTAGTTAATTCTGAAATAATTTCATAGTCATTGAAGATAAGTTTGTCTTCCTCAATCATTGCCTTAAGGTTGAGTGATCCAACCTTCTTTACGGTCTTACTCATCTTGACGCCAAGTTGAGTTTTCTTTCCAGAGAATCCCTGTCCAACAATCTGACCTGCTCTACCCCTCATAGAGCACATCAACAGATTCTGATATTCCAAATCATACTGGAGAATACTTGCTACTTGATCTCCAATATCGTTTACTTCGCAGAGAATAAATGCATTATTGTAGTTCTTTGCCACTTCCCAAATTATATTCGGAAACAGCATCGGTTTGATTTCATTATTTCTATATTTTGCTACTACTTTATGTGGAAACTCTGTGATGTCCACTACAACAAATGCAGAATAGTCCTCACTGACTCCTCGTGCAACGTCTACTGTGACAACATAATCATGGTCATCTTCTACATCTAGATAAACGTCTAAACCAGCACTTTTAGTCTTGGGGTTATCATAGACTAAGTTTCGGAGTTTGCTTGGTGCAATGAGAGTATCAACAGATCCTAAGAATTCGCACTCAAACTCAATTTTGAACTGTTGATCAGACGTGTTTGCAATCGTTTGTTTTTTCCACTCTTCATCACGTCCTGGTACTTCGGACCAGTGAACGTCTGTTGGTACATATTCATTCTTTCCTTTCTCCGCATCATGCCACATGCGGTAGAAATGATTCATACCATGTGGCGTTGAGACTATGATGACTTTTGTGCTTTTACCAGAAGTAATAGTAGGATAAACAGATGCAAAGAAGGAGTCAGCGATGTGATTAGGGACGAACGCGAACTCATCGAGGAAGAGGATATTGAACGACATGCCTCGGACAGCACTCGCAGATGTAGAAGCTGCCAATATCTTACTGCCATTTTCTAACTCTATGTTTCCTTTGTTCCATGCTATAATACCTTGTTGCATCCATTTTGGCAAGTTTTCGTAAGCAGTTGCTAATCTTCCTAACAATTCTCTAGCAGTTGCTGCTTTGTTAGCAAGAATGCCAATGTTGACGCTATCATTAAAGATAAGATAATGTAATAGATAAGAAACCACAGTGGTAGACTTACCAGTCTGTCTTGGCATCTTGCAAATATTGAATCTATTTTTATGGAAATTGTTAATTAACTTCTCTTGGAAGTGATATGGACTGAATGGAACAAGACCTTCGTCCAGTGAAACAATCTTCACATAATTATTTGCAAAATACACAGGATCATCTTTACACTTAATGAATTCTAAAACTTGTTCCTGTGTAAACTCAATAGGCGTATTTGCCTTTTTTAGATTCGGATTGCCAAGGTATACATTATCACTCATGATTTAAATTTCTGATATCTGTAAAATAGTTTCTTGTGTTTTTAAGTACAGTTTGACGTATGCTTTAGCAATAGTCCTAAGAGTGTCTATAGATTCACATCCATCAATTTCTCTTGATAATTTTTCATATTCAAAAATCTTGCACAGTTTATCTAGAGAGATGCTGTCTGGGTTCATTTTGTACTCCTGCAAAAAGCAAAGGTTGGGTTGGATCCCTTAGGACTGGATTATAGTACAAGACCTTTGCTCCTGGGTAAACCTTTACGATTTCTCCCAAAACCTCAGATTTAGATGGCCTTCCAAACTTAGGGAAAAACATTTGAGTTGTAATTGACTTACCCCTCCAGTTTAAAAGTATACTATAAGTCTTTCCTCTTTCCTGTATCCTAAGATATGATTCTTTTACGTTAGCAGACTTTTTGGGAGTTGACGGAACAACTTTTCCTCCACCATGCTTCTTTACTAATTTTTTAAGTAGGTTGTCTGGACCACCATATTTTGATGCATCAACTGCTTCCGTTGCAACATTCTTTGCCTTACCCTTTCTATCTGGGTTTGGATCTTGACGATTCTTACGTTCAAATGCTCTTTGCTCTTCTTCATCATCAAGATTACGCTTCATTTTTGAAGAACCACACTTTGGTTTTGTGGTTTGTCCTGGTTGTTTTGCACAGGGTTTTCCTGCGTGTTTACCACCAAGTTGAACCCAACCAGGGGTGCCATCAGAAGCGCGACTCTTAGTAAACCAGTCACGCAAAGAACTATCACCACTCTTCGTTTCTTCGTTTGTAACATAATCTGCTGCCGTATCAATGTAATCTGCTGCTTTGGTAATCTTTGATTGTACCCATGCCTGAAGATTTCCTTCACCTTTTTTGCCCATCTTTTTTTGAAGACGTTTTACTGCATTGGTTACAGTCTTCAGTTCTGAACGAGCCATTGAATACTCATGATCTTTCTCTTTTGCTTCTCCAATACTCTTTTTCTTTCCTTGGCAATGAGCACGCTGAGAGAATCCTTTTGGATTATCACAGTTGATTGACTTTTTATACTTGTCTGACCACTTCTCTGTGATTGTTTTATTGTTCAGTAGATAATTCTTGCTTTTCTTTCTTGGTGTTTCAATAACTTCTGGACACTCTTTTGTGCCATGAACTGGACACTTCTCCCCTTCTTTGTTGTGAGAGCATGTAGTCGCTTCTATAACGTCTCTTTGCCAGTCCGTAAACTTTTTCATTCTTTGCTAAATCCTTGCTTTAGGAGTTTTTGTAGTTCTGCGGTTGATCCAACAAACAATGCATTATTAACAGTAGTTGGAGTATTCTTCTCTTCTTTATTTAGATCCTTCATCTTCTGCTGAAGATCAATTAACTTATCTGTTACATCACCAACACTTTTGATCAATTGTCCAACAACTTCATAAGATCTTGGTTGTTGTCCTTCTTCTGCTAGTTCAAGGATGCCATTAATTGCTTCTTGACCCTT